AAGGTCAGGTCGCCTTCGCGCAAGTCATGTCGAGCCCGGGGCGTGTGGTTTCGCAGCAGATCGTCTCGTATTGGCTGAAGCGGGGGTATTTGCCCGCTGAACTTGTAGTTAGAGCCGAGTTGATGACCGGTGTTTCTCGGTTTCGACTTCGCCCTGACGTCTTCTGCGTACCGCAAGACCTTCAAGAATCAAAAGCTGCTTAATAAAGGTGCCGAGCTGGGGCCTCTCACCAAAGATCCCCCAGCTCAGCTACGACGACACACAGCACATGCACATCGGTCGTGGTCGTAGGATAGGGTTTACCCTGGACTATGGCTACACCGTAAACAGGGGATTTACGGTTATGAGTCGCACAGATCTTTTGCCGGACGCTGGTCCGGTCCTTCCTTTGCGCCAGGCGATCTATCGCGCTGGTCGTGACTACAAGGGCGGAATCACCGCCCTTGCCTTTGACATGGTGTTGGAGAACGACACCCTCCAGAAAAAACTCAAGCTTGATGAAGAGCGCCGCTGGCTGAATCCTGATGAGCTAGAAGAGCTGATCAGGCTGACTGGCGATGCCCGCCTGCTCGATGCGCTGATGCGTCCGGCGGGTGCAGTCTGGTATCGCCCTGTGCCGGTACCGGCGACACGTGAAGCCTTGAAAGCAGTTGGCAAGTTGCTCGGCGAGACCGGTGAGTTCGTTGCCGCGATGCACGATGGCGCTGCCGACAACGTTTGGGAGCTTCACGAAGTCCTAGACCTGGAAAAGCAGGGCATGGACGTGATCCGAGAAGTCCTCGGCATCATGGCCGGTGCGCGGCAGGCGATGGAGGATCGCGCTGATGGCTGACGATATCGATCGCGCCAACGATCAGGCGCAATACCTGCTCGACGTTGCTATCCATCGCAATCGACGCGTGCCTACGAGCCGTGTCAGCGCGCAGTTCTGTGAAGACTGCGATGACCCAATCCCGTTGCTTCGACAGCAGACGATTGAAGGTTGCGAAACCTGCGTCCACTGTCAGGGGTTGCGGGAGGCTCGGCGATGAGTGACGACAAGATCCCACTACAGCTTTCCGATCTGCCGCATCTTCTTCAGTACATATCGCCTGACTCACGAGATACGTGGGTCGAGGTCGGTATGGGCTTGAAGGCTGAATTTGGTCAGGACGGTTACGGCCCTTGGAATATCTGGAGCCAGAGCAGCAAAAGCTACGACGGTAAGGCTGCCTTGTCCGTCTGGAAGTCATTCAAAAAGGGCGGTACCGGCATGGGTACCGTGATCAAGCTGGCACACGATGCTGGCTGGCGTCCTGAAAAAACTGAAATGACCGCCGAGGAAAAGAAGCGGTTCGCGGCGGAAGCGGAGGCGCGGCGAAAACAGCGTCAGGCTGAGGTCGAGGCAGATGAGGCGTTACTCGAGGAGATGCGTTCACTGGTCGCGGAAAGCTGTCAGCGGATCTGGAACGAGCACTGCCGGCCAGAGGGGCAGAGCGCTTATCTGGAACGAAAACAAGTCGGTGCCTTCGGTATCGGCTTTTTCAATACCACCGTGATTCTATCCATCGATGACCACAACAAGCGTTGCCAGGTATGGTCCGGCAGCAACGCCATGCAGTTCTTCAACAACCTGCCAAAGCCACGCCCGGCATCACTGAGCTTCCTGATGTTCAAGCCCGGCAGCATTGCGATTCCGCTGCGGGATCTGGCGGGCAAGCTTTGGAGTCTTCAATCGATCAATGGGCAGGGTACCAAGCTGTTTCCGAAATACGGCCGCAAGTCGGGCTGCTTTCATGTGCTGGGCGTCGTTGATTCGCCGGTTGTCGTGGCGGCCGCTGAGGGCTACGCGACTGCTGCCAGTGTGCACATGGCAAGTGGGTGGCCGGTAGCGATGGCCGTTGACTCGGGCAACCTGGTCAATGTCGTCAGGTCCATACGTTCTCTTCATCCGGAGGCGGCAATTGTTGTCGCGGGTGACGATGATCCCGACGCACCTGGCAATCCCGGACGAACTAAAGCAGAAGCTGCTGCCGTTGAGGTTGGTGGCTTCGCTGCGTTTCCTTATTTTGGGGAGGCTGCCTGATGGCCAAGGATTGGAATGATTTGCACATCGAGCAAGGTCTTGATGTTGTTCGTGCCCAGCTCGACGCGGCGGCACTGTCTGCTGCATCTGCCCAACTGAACGATCTTCCCCATGCCCCATCTTTGGAAGAGCCCGCCGAAAACGGGGCTGCTACTCCAGAGGGGGGCGGGGGGAATCCGTGGACGGCTGAGCGGATTTTTACCCGGTTTGCTTTGGTTGAGGGGAAGACAGCGATCTTCGACACCTTCAAGCGAGTGATCATCAAGAAATCGGCTTTCGAAATGCTGGTGACCAAACCGCTCGCTAAAGACTGGTTGGAGTTGCCGGTGAAGAAGGTTATCGCCGATGACATGGCTGAGCGTCTGGCCAACAAGGCGAAGGCCGAGGCCAAGTTCAAACAGGTCAGCGGCAACGGGATGGCTCCGGTCGAGCGTTACGTTTACATCGATGGCACCAAGGACTCGTGGGATATCCAAAAGCGCCGGCGGATTCCCGAGGGAGCGCTGAAAATGTCCTTGGGTGATGCGTATGGCATGTGGTTGAACAGTCCGGATCGGCGCACGGTGGACATGGAGCACATCGTGTTTGATCCGTGCATGACCAAAGACCCTGAGGTTTACATCAACACCTTCGAGGGTTTGCCTCTGGTGCCCGATAGCGATCTGGAGAAGTGTCGCACGCTTAAGTCGCTTATTCCGTTCTTGTGCAACGGCGACAAGGCTGCCACCGACTGGCTGACGAAGTGGCTGGCATACCCGCTGCAAAACGTTGGTGCCAAGATGGATACCGCCGTGCTGTTGCATTCGACAATGGAAGGCAGCGGCAAAAGCCTTCTGTTCAGCGACATCATGGGTCAGATCTACGGTGACTGCGGTGCCACAGTCGGCCAAGCGCAGCTTGAGTCGAACTGGACCGTCTGGCAGTCGAACAAGCTTTACGGCGTGTTCGAAGAGGTCGTTAGCCGGGACCAGCGATACAACCAGGTTGGCAAGATCAAGCACATGGTCACCGGCAAAACAGTCCGCATGGAGTCGAAGTTTGTGAACGGTTGGGAGGAGGCCAACCACATGAACGCGGTGTTCCTTTCGAACGAGATCATGCCGTGGCCTATCGGTGAGAACGACCGGCGCATGTTAGTGGTGTGGCCCAAGGGCACGCTGCCTGCCAATGCTCAGAAGAAGGTCGCGCACGAACTGGCGAATGGCGGAGTAGAGGCACTTTACGACTACTTGCTCAGCTATCCGCTGGGCGACTTCGATGAGCGTACACGTCCGCCCAATACTGATGCCCGCCAGCGGCTGGTGGAGTTGAGCATGGCCAGCTGGCAGACCTTCCTCCGTGAATGGCGTCATGGCTTGCTCGGTGCGCCTTTCGATATCTGCGTGAGTAGTGATCTGTACGCGCTCTTCCTGGAATGGTGCCACCGGAACAAAGAGCATTCGTTAAGTCACACGAAGTTCAGCGGGTTCATTTCGACGGAGGTGGACAAGGTGCAGCGTGTGCCTTGGATGGAAGGGGCGCGGCGGGCGTTCGGGACCTTCTTCTTTCCCTGGTCTGGCATTGACCCGGCACCTTCCCCCGCCCCATCCATGACCGCTGGCGCGCTCGGAACGGCTGTGGCCAAGTGGAGAGATCAGGCTCGTTCTGGCGGCTGGAGTGTGGATAGCTGGGATCACGTGAAGTTTGCTGACAAGGGGAGTGCGGCGGCATGACGACCAATCGTGTGTCAGGTGTGTTTCCTCTGTTTCAGGCTGGCCAGGGCAACCTGACACAGCTACAGACCGCGCTGTTACTGGCTTTGCATTGGTCCGTGTCAGGTGTGTCAGGTTTAACGCGTGCGCAGGCATACGCACCTCATCAACAGTCCAACTTAAAACAACACTCTTTTTGTTTTTTTATGCGTGAAGAACTACCCAACACACCTAACACACCTGACACAGTTGTTTTAAAGCATTGTTTTATAAGGTTTTTAGGTGTGTCAGGTGTGTGTCGGGTTGTGGGTTTTTTGTGTCGGGTTCGGTTTGTTCGGGGGAGCTGGTGATGATCGAAGAAATTGAAGTGCTGTTGAACCACTGGGGAGAGCAGTGCCGTAAGAACGGTGAGAGCGGCGGCATGGGCAGTCCGATGGCAACGATCATGGAATGGGGTGGTTGTGCGCCACGCGGTACACCCGGGTCACGGATCATTCTCGGTGCTGGTGCAGGACCTGATAGCGTTGCCCAAGAGATCACAGCGGCCCTGGCAGAGATCGCACGGCAGGATGATCGAGGCGTGATGTTGCAGCGGCTGGCTGCGTTGCGATATGGCGATGATCCGGCGCCGACTTGGTTGATGCAGATGCATCTGGTGGGGATGGCGTCCAGTGCCAAGCAGACCTACTACGACCAGGTGCATTGCCTACATCAGCGACTGTTGCAGGTGCTCACTGATCGGGCTGGTGCCCGCAAGTGGCTTGCCACTGGTCGGGGCGGAATGCCTCAAAGTCTCCTCAAAGCTGCGTCAAAGTTGCGTCAAGTCGGATAACCGAAAATGCCCCCTTTTCGGTTCCGTACTGAGGGGGTAAAAAGTCCCCACGATATGGAATTTGCGCCTTGGCGCTGACCTCGCACGTGCTGTGCAGCTTCACCCGGCCCTCCCTGTGCCGGTCACCTAACCCCGCTTCGGCGGGGTTTTTATTTTCGGCCCGATGGGTGTCTGCAATGGAGAATCAGCATGAGCGAGCCGGCAACTATTGTCGTGGCCGGTGGTGTGGGACTGGCTGCTACTGGCCTGCTAGCGGGCGTTGACATGCTCGCAGTGATCGGCGCGCTGGCTGGCTCGCTGGTGTTCTTCACCACGACCGAGGAATTGCCCGTATGGAAGCGCGTTCTGTTCCTGCTCGTCTCGTTCGTGATGGGTTACATGTTCGCCCCTGGCATGGCCGAGGTTGAGTTGTTCGGCACCAGGCCATTCAAGTACACCGGGCCGGCGGCGTTCGGTGCTTCGGTTGTCGTAGTCACCGTTGCACTGGCCATCATCAAGCGGCGCGGCCTCATTGCTGAACAGCAAGGGAGGCAGGATGGATAGTCAACTATTGCAGCAGGTCCTGACGCAGGCAACGTTCTGGTTGTGTGTCGCGTTGTTCGTTCGTCTGTTTACCTTCAAGCGGCATGGTGCTCGGTTCCGGCGGAACATGAGTTGCCTCGCCTGGCTGGTGATGGTCGCGTCGGGCTCTGCGGTGGTGTACATCGGAAAGGGCCTGTTGGTCATGCCGCACAACTCGTGGCCGTTGGTGTTACTGCTTTCGGTGTTCGTGGGTTCGGTCTGCAAAAGCTCGGGCAACCTCGCCCGTGTATGGAAGATGGGTTAATGAGCAAGGTATCTGATGACCGACGCGGCAGCAGTACTGAGCGGGGTTACGGGTACAAGTGGCAGAAGTCCCGCGATGGTCATTTGCGTCAGCATCCCTATTGCACGATGTGCTCGACCGATCAGCGACCCGTGGCGGCGACTATCGTCGACCACAAGATCGCGCCCAAGCTAAAGGATGCTAAGGACAGCGGCGACCCGGTCCGCATCAAAGCGGCGTGGAAGTTGTTCTGGAATCCGAAGAACTGGGCGAGCCTGTGTAAGTTCTGCCATGACTCTACCAAGCAGCGTATGGAGAAGAGCGGCAGGCTCCCCGGGTGCAATGCTGATGGCTTGCCACTCGACCCTGGACATCATTGGAATCGATGATCAGCTGACTGGCACGCACCAAAAAAAGGCGCTCCCCCGGGTAGGGGGGGTGAAAAACTTTCGCGGGAATTTGTTCTAGACCGCTCGCCCCCCTCTCCTCGCAAAGTCGGGAAATATGAGGGGAGGGGGGTATCAATCGACAGGGGTTTGTTATGGCCGGAAACGGAAACTCGGGTCGCCCTGGAAAACCAGCGGTGCTCAAACTTTTGCAGGGAAATCGAGGTCGGGAAAATCGCGATGACCTACTGGCAGAGGCTGCGGCCTCGGCGATTCCCGTCGGGGCACCACCGATGCCTGATGTCCTCTCGACCGAGGCTGTCGCGGAATGGGAGCAACTGGTGCCCGCATTGATCGCCCTTGGCATCGTTTCACAGTTGGATTCGATGGCGCTGGCCACGTATTGCCAGGCCGTTGCTGATTGGCGGCGCTACCAGCGGTTGATCGCCACGCGCAACGCCGCGTCGGATGACTCATTGGGCGGCGATATCCAGACCTTCAAGACCGGCGCGCAACAGATGCACGTCCTTCGGCAGCTCGCGAACGACGCGGAGAAGCGTGCCAATGCTGCCGGCGCCCAGTTCGGCATGTCGCCAATGTCCCGGCGCAACCTGAAAACCGCACCGGCACCGCAAGGTGATCTATTCCCAAATGACCAACGAGACGCCGCAGACAAGTACTTCAGCTGACGACCGAGTCACAAACTTTGCCCTCGCCGTCCTGGCTGGCGAAATCGTCGCCGGCCCCAACGTCCGTAACGCCTGTAAACGCCACCTTCGAGATCTGGAGCACGGCCCGTCTCGCGGTTTGATCTGGGATCTTGAGAGAGTCAATCGTGCCCTCGGCTTTTTCGAAGATGTCCTTTGCCTCAACGGCGGCGATTACGAAGGCATGCCCTTCATGCTCGCGCCCTGGCAAGCCTTTGTCGTCGGTAGTTTATTCGGCTGGATGACCGATGACGGTTTTCGCCGCTTCCGACTCGGCTACATCGAAACAGGAAAAGGCTCGGGAAAAAGCCCCTTGGTCGCCGGCATCGGCCTATATGGTTTGGTTGCCGACGGTGAGCAGCGCGCTGAAATCTACGCAGCCGCCACCAAGCGCGACCAGGCAATGATCCTGTTTCGTGATGCTGTGTCGATGGTCGACATGTCGAAGAAACTTCGCTCGCGACTTGTGCAGTCGGGTCGCGACGAAAAGGTTTGGAACCTGTTCTACCCGAACACCAATTCCTTTTTCCGGCCGATCAGCGCCGACGAAGGCAAGTCCGGCCCACGGCCACATATTGGTTTGCTCGACGAGCTGCACGAGCACAAGACGGCCTCGACCGTGAACATGATGCGGGCCGGTACCAAGAACCGTCGCAAAGCCATGGTCGTGATGATCACCAACAGCGGTTCCGACAAGAAGACGGTCTGCGGTCAGTACCACGACCTGGGCGTTCGGATCTGCGCAGCCATCGAAGATGATGACAGCTTCTTCGCTTTCATCTGCTCGCTGGATGAAGGTGACGATCCGTTCAAGGACGAATCCTGCTGGCCCAAGGTAAACCCCTCGTTGGACTACATCGCCGAGGGGCAGAGCGATGGCATCCCAGGCCGCAAGTATTTGCGTGAGCAGGTCCAGTCGGCCCGAGGGTTGCCGGCTCAGGAGTCGGTGGTGCGCCGGCTTAACTTCTGCGAGTGGACTCAAGCGGATGCCCCGTGGATTTCTTGGGGTGTTTGGAAGCAGGCCGAAGAGCGTGTGCCAATGCGTCTTCTGCGGAACCGCCGCTGCGTCGGCGGGCTCGATCTCGCCAGCACCACGGACTTGACCGCATTCGTCCTTATCTTCTGGCCGGCACCTCACGACCCGCACTGGCGGCTGCTCCCTTATTTCTGGATTCCCGACGACGACCTGCAAGGGCGTGAGGATCGCGACAAGGTCCCCTACGCCATGTGGATTAAAGGCGGTCACCTTGAAACAACCCCGGGCAGGGCCATCAGCAAGCTGCATGTGTTGCGCCGCCTGGTCACGATCTGTGCGTACTTCGACGTCGAGCGCATTGCTTATGACCGCTGGCGCATCGAAGACCTGTTGCAGCTGATGTCCGAATACGACATCTCGCTGCCGGAAATGGTGGGCTTCGGCCAGGGCTACAAAGACATGGGCCCGGCAGTTGATGAGTTTGAAAGGCGCCTGCTGGGCTTGTCGCCCGAGCAGGATGTGATTGACCTTGATCCGAGTGAGTGGGAGGTCGTCGAAAGCGAGACAGTCGAAACCCTGCGTCACGACGGCAACCCCGTCATGACCTGGAACGCTGGCAACGCGGTGATTGTTTCCGATCCAGCCAACAACCGAAAGGCCGACAAGGCCAAGGCAACCGGTCGGATCGACGGAATCGTCGCATCCATCATGGCCGTCGGCATCAGCAGCAAGGCTGCTGGGCCGAGTGGCAAATCCATCTACGACGAAGGGGCGGGTATATGAAATTGGTCATCCTTTCATGGCTGGCCGGTCTGCTGGGCTTCGGGTTGCTGGTGTACGGCGTGGCAATGATCAGCACGCCGGCGGCCTGCATCGTCGCCGGCATCGGCTTAATGGCCTGGTCATTCCTTGCCGATCGCGCATCCGCCGCACTGAAAGCCAAATCTAAGCCCCAAGGAGGTTGAGCATGTTCTTTTCAAGCGTGCTCGGCGAGGGGCGCGGCAATCTGACAGAAGCGGGCGGCGGCTTTTGGCGTGGAATCCTGGGTGGTGGTCGCAACAGTACGGGCGTCAAGGTCACGCCCGAGTCAGCACTGGGCCTGCCGATCCTGCAAAACTGCGTCACGCTGCTGGCCGAGACCATGGGGCAATTGCCTTGTGAGATGTACCGCCGACTGGATAAGGGCCAGCGCGAAGCCGCCATCAACCACCCGGCGTATGACGTCCTTCGGTATCAGCCGAACGGGTTTCAGACGCCTTATGAATACCGTGAGTGCACGCAGGGTGCTGCCGGTTTGCGGGGCAACGCTTACAGCTTCATTGATCGCCGGGACGACGGAAACGTCACGGCCCTCTGGCCATTGTGCAACGACAAGGTGCAGGTGCTGAAAGGCGGCGACATGCTGCCGTATTACCGGATCAGCGGCGGGGAAACTCTGCCGATGCGTATGATCCACCACGTGCGGTGGTTCAGCACCAACCATTACGTTGGGTTGTCGCCGATTGAGGTGCATGCCGAATCGTTAGGCTTGGCTCAGGCGGTGCGCCAATACACGGGCAAAAGCTTCGCCAACGGCGTGACCGTCTCCGGTGTGATCGAGCGCCCGCGTGAAGCCCCGGCGATCAAGGATCAAAGCAGCATCGACAAGATCGTCGATCAGTGGGGCCAGAAATTCGGCGGCATGGACAACGCCAAGAAGGTTGCGTTGTTGCAGGAAGGCATGACCTTCAAGCCTGTCTCCATGAACAACGTGGACGCCGAGGTGTTGGGGATTCTTAAAACCACCGGCACCGATATCGCCCGGATTTATAAGATCCCGCTGCCCATGGTCAACGACCTGGAGAAGTCCAACTACAACACCCTTGAGCAGTTGATGATTCAGTTTGTGGTGTTCGCACTGTTGCCTTGGGTGAAGCGTCACGAGCAGTCGATGATGCGGGACTTCCTGCTGCCTGCTGACCGGCGCGAGTACTTCATTGAGTTCAACCTGTCCGGCCTGCTGCGCGGTGACCAGAAGAGTCGCTATGAGGCCTACGCCATTGGACGGCAGTGGGGCTGGCTCAGCGTCAATGACATCCGCCGGCTGGAGAACATGCCTCCGGTACCGGGCGGGGATATTTACTTGCAACCGCTGAACATGGTGGACGCAGGCAAGGGCGCCGCTGATTTGACCAACCCCAACGTGCGAGCGCAGCTCGAACTGCAGCACGCTGAAATAGAGAGGATTCTCGCGCAATGAAAAACTACCTGCGAGCCTCCAGCCTGCTGTTCAATCAGCCGCTGTTGGTGACGCCTGACATGTTGGACCTGGGCGTTCGCTGGGCCAACCAGGCAATGAGCTTGAACATCGTCAACATCGGCGCCGTAGCAGGCACCGGTCTATGGTCGGACGATGGCCTGGACCGCATCGCCCAGCGCGAAGAAGAGCGTCGGACTGCAATCGCGCGCACTGGCATTGAGGTGATTCCGGTCAGCGGAGTGCTGGTCAGTCGCGGTAGCCACGTGAGCATGTGCGAGACGATGACCAGCTATGAAACGCTACGGGCTCAGATTAGCAACGCTGTTGCGGACCCGATGGTCGAGCGCATCGTGTTGGACATCGACAGTCCCGGAGGTTCTGCCGTCGGCGCCTTCGAGTTGGCGGCGGACATTCGCGCCATGGCCCAGCAGAAGCCCATCACCGGTATCGTCAACTTCATGGCCTACAGCGGCGGCTACCTGATCGGTGCCGCCTGTAGCGAACTGGTGGTGAGCCAGACCAGTGGCGTCGGATCGATCGGCGTCATCGCCAGCCACATGGATCGTTCCAAGATGGAAGAAGGCATGGGCGTCAAGGTGACCACCGTGTTTGCCGGCGCTCACAAAAATGACCTTAGCCCTCACGAACCGTTGAGTGACCAGTCACTCAAGTACCTCAACGACGTTGTGCAGGAGAGCTATCAGCTCTTCGTCAATGCGATTGCCGACTACCGCGGGCTCTCGGTGCAACAAGTCATTGCCACTGAGGCGGGCCTGTATCGAGGGCAGGCGGGTATCGCGGCAGGCCTCGCCGATCGCATGCAAAGTCCTCAACAAGCTGTCGATGATTTATCCAACTCGGTGGCCTTGAGCCGAGCCAACCGCCAGCAAGGCCGACTTTCGGTCCGTGCAGCTGCACTGAATTTTCAAACCCAGATCTGACCGCGTTCGCGGCAGTCGTTCGAAGCCCGCCGTGTGCGGGTTTTTTTATGCCCAGGAGGCACCATGTCCCTTGTACTTCAATTGCGTAGCGAACGCGCCAAACTCAATGAGTCGCTTCAGGCTCTGGCCAAGCTTGAGTCTGGTGGTGAAACCCTGTCGGCTGAGCAGTTGACTCAATTCGCCAGTCTGGAGGCTCAGTTCAATGCGCTGACTGACAAGATCAGTCGAGCGGAACAGGCCGAGCGAATGGCAGCAGCGAGCGCTGTCCCCGTAAGTGAATCGGCGCAAGGCCGCACCGGTCCGCCACCAGGTTACATTTCCGGGTCGGGTCCAGCTGATGCGCCAGGTGTGCGGATGGCTCAGATGGTCCGTTTGCTGGCTGCGGCGGGAGGCAATCAGCAGCAGGCCGCACAAATGGCACAACAAGGTGGGTATTCCACTGACGTTGCCATGGCGCTGAGCACTGTGACGCCGGGAGCCGGTGGTGTGTTGGTACCTCAAAATTTCGCAACCGAGATCATCGAGGCTCTGCGCCCGATGTCGGTTGTGCGCAAGATGGGCACCCGGAGTCTGCCGTTGAACAACGGCAACCTGACCATGCCGCGTATCACTGGCAACACCATTGTGACCTACATCGGTACCGAAACCGATATCCCGATCACTGGCATGACGTTCGCTGATACAAAGCTTTCCGCAAAAAAAGCGGCAGCGATTGTGCCTATCTCGAATGACCTCATTGCCAACGCCGGGATCAGTCCTCGTATTGACGACATTGTCGTGAACGATCTGGCGGTGTCGATGGGTCTCTCGGAGGACCTGCACTTCATTCGCGCCGACGGTACCGGCACACTGCCAAAGGGTATGCGCTATTGGGCACAAGCGTTCAACGTGTTACCAGCTCCTGACACCGCTGGCATCACCCTGGAACAAATCGACCTGTTCTGCGGCGGCATGATGCTTCGTATCGAAACGGCCAACGTGATGATGAAGGACTGCGGTTGGCTGATGCATCCGCGCGTGTTCCGTTGGTTGCAGTCGCTGCGTGATGGCAACGGCAACAAAGCCTATCCGGAAATTGAACAGGGCTTGTTCAAGGGTTACCCGGTTGGTCTGAGCAACCAGATCCCAGTCAACCTCGGCGCCGGCGGCAACGAGACCGAATTCTACTTCGTCAACTTCGCCGACATGATGATCGGCGAAGACATGGACCTGACGATCTCGTTCAGTAATGAGGCGTCGTACAAGGACTCCGAGGGCAACATGGTCAGCGCTTTCCAGCGTGACCAGACCCTGGTCAAGGTAATCGCCAAGCATGACTTCGGTCCACGCCACGTCGAGTGCATCGTGGTCGCCGTCGCCGTGAAGTGGGGCGCTGGCATGTAATCCTTTTGCCCCGCTTCGGCGGGGCTTTGCATATCTGAGGTCGAAGTGATGAGCGATAAAGTTGTTGTGCGGTTTCTGAAAGCCTGGCGCGGTTACTCGGCCGGAGAGTTGGCGGGGTTTGACGAAGAGGTTGCTGAGGGCCTGAAATCCAAGGGCTTTGCTGAGGCCTACGAAAAGCCAAAAGCCGGTAAGGCTTCGGCCAAAGCCAGTGGTGCAAAAAATGCTGGTGAAACTGGGACGGCCGGTTCACCCACTGAGTCCTCGGGCGCGGCGTCAAACGGTGCTGAAGGCGGCGAAGTTAATTCCGGTACCGATGACGACGCGAAGCCATAAGCCATGGCCCGCCGTATCGAGTACTTCGGCGAACCCGTTCTCACCCTGGCACAGGTTGCGTTCCAGTGTCGGGTTGAGCCAGAGGACATGGAGCCGGCGTTGATCGAACAGATCATCATTCCCGGCGTGACAACTCAATGTGAATCGAAGACGGGCGCTTCAATTCGCGGCGCGATTTACGAAGAGGACTGGCCGACTCACTTCGCGGCAGGCCATGCGCTGGATGTCGGCCAGGCCAATGAGATCGTTTCGGTTATGGCGCAGCAAGCGGACGGCGCATGGGTGGCCCAGCCGGGGCCGTTTGAGCTTCGTCAAGATCAGCGGGAAAGTTTCCTGTTCTTCCCGTCCCTAAGGCCGGCTGGTGTGCTGCGGATTCGGTATAAGGCACAGCTTGATATGGCCGTGCACCCCGGCGTGCGCAACTGGTTGTTGATGGCTGCGGCGACGATCTACCGACACCCGGAAATGTTTCTGGTGGGGCAGACCCTGGCAGAGCTGCCATCTGCATTCCTCGACCACTTGGTCGCTGAGATCACCGTCCCGCCGAGGTTCTGACTATGGCGATGCGCGAACCCAGTGCTGGGGAGTTGACCCGGCGTATCACTCTGAGGTTGAGAACAGACATACCGGCTCCAGACCAAGGGCTCGACTCGTTGTTCACCGACCAGAAAAGGCGATGGGCAAAGATAGAGCCTGTCGGTACCGCCGTTTATGCGAATGGTGTTCAGACCGATGTGAAGATTACCCACCGGATGATCCTGTATTACCTGAAGGGAATGAGCGAATCCCACGAAGTTGTTCATGGCGACACGATCTATCGGGTGCGCAGGGTTGCAGACATGAACGGTAACAGTCGGTTTACCTTACTCGAAGTAGAAGAGCTGGGGCCCCAACTGGCTGGGGGAGGGATCTATGTCTAACTCGGCTTCGATTGATGGATATCTGCACGTAGAAGGCTTCGACAAGTTCGAACGCGATGCCTTTGACAAACGGAAGATCCGCGCCGGGATGCGGAAGGTCGGCCTGCTGATCACCCAAAAAGCGCAAATGAATCTCGCCCTTGGCGGTGGCCAGGATGGCTATCCAATAACGCGCACCGGTGCCACGGTGGAATCGATCAGTTTCAAGGTGTCGCGCTCCGGCTTTCTTGTTCGCATCTCTCCCACCAAAACCACGGCCATGGAAGATTTCTACCCGGCCTACCTGCACTACGGGGTGAAAAAAGGGAAGCGCCTCGGAAAGCTGGCGCCCGGGAAGGGCAAAGGTAAATCGAACCGTCGAGCAAAAGGTGCTCGCGCTGCGGCGTTGGCCGAGCGAGCTTCTGGTGAATGGCGGATCAAACCCCGTGACAACTACATGGCTGATGCCCTGCAGGACTCCGCCTCACAAGTTCAATCGATCCTCTCTGCTGCATTCGCCGCCGCCCTGGGCTGATTGCTGCTTCTGGACACTCTCATGAAACTGAATCCAATTGTTGCTCACCTTCGAGCGACATGCCCCACCTTTGCCGGTCGAGTCACTGGCGGGATTGACTGGGATGCTGTTGTGGACAGCGCCCAGCTTTCGCTGCCAGCGGCGTATGTCATCGCCTCGGCAGATGCCGGCGGCCCCAACAAAGCACAAAACGCAGTCATTCAAGACATCACGGATCAGTTTGCGGTGGTGATCGTACTCGATGCTGGTGATGAGCGAGGGCAGGAAGCCAACGACGCTTTGCACGACCTGCGCGCGGAGCTCTGGCTATCACTTGTCGGTTGGCGCCCTGCAGCTGAATACGACCCCATCGAGTACGGCAAGGGCGCGATGCTTCACATCAGTCGGGCGCGAGTGGTGTACCAGTTTCTGTTCACCGCTGAATTCCAGCTTGGCCGTAACAGGCAAGGCGACCCCGCTGAAACCTGGCACGAACGCGAACTCGATGGTTTGCCGCCATTTACCGGCGCGACCTTCAACATGGACTGCATCGACCCCGCAGATCCGAACCTGCAACGACCCGGCCCGGATGGGCGCATTGAAGCGAAATTCTCAGGAGACGTAACACCATGACCAATCGCATCACTGTGGTGCCGGCCTCTGGCCGCTCCGTGCCCGATCCGGAGGCTGGCGACTTGTTGCCTGTTGAAGGCCGGGAAGTCCCAGATAACGCATGGTGGCGCCGCCGCCAGGCGGATGGGGACGTAACCCTCAAGGCTAATAAAGCCCAATCCACCAAGGGCGTCACCACGCCGAAACCCGAGGGAGCGCAATAATGGCTATCGGATTCAGCAACATCCCCGCCGATATCCGCGTGCCGCTGTTCTATGCGGAGATGGATAACTCGGCGGCCAACAGTGCGTCGTCGGCCCTGCGTCGACTGATCGTCGGTCAGGTCAATGGTGATGCCACTAGCGAAAGCATTGGCCAGCTGGTGCTGGTGTCGAGTTTGGGACTGGCCAAGGACATCGGCGGCCAAGGCTCGATGCTGGCGGCAATGTACGAAACCTGGCGCAAGACTGATCCGATCGGCGAGATTTGGTGCCTGCCGTTACAGAA